CTCATTATAAAGCTCCGTGATAGCCTGACGCTTTTCCAAATATGAACCATATTCTTTCAAGTATTCGTTCATGGCGCGTTCTTCTGCTTCAATCTGCTCATGGATAACATCAGATGTCGCATTTCCTAATTTGGCCCCAGCATTGACTTTTGCCATTCGGATCTCAATCGTCTGCTCTTTAGTCAACTTTCCGCCTTGTGCCTCTCTCCATTCTTTTTCTCTTGCACGGATAGTATCCAACTCTCTGTCATAATCAAGATTCAACTGGGCGATCTTCTTGTCGGAACCTTCTTTCATCAGGTCAATTTCGGATTGCTGGTTTTGACGACGAAGAGATAAGAGTTCCTTTTGAAGTTTTTTCTGTTTCTCAAGTTCTTTCTGATCTACAGGTTTTGCAAACTTCGTCTCTTCTTGTTCTGATTGGCTATTTACCAAAGCCTCTGCTTTTGTACGATCTTTTAATCCTTGTACAACGATCTCTACTGCTTTCTCATGTTCTATCTTTAGCTGCTCATTCCGTTTTCGCAACCGACGTAATTCAAGTGCTTCCGGGAAGCTAGTGTCAATCCAACTTTTTTTATCTAATTGAGAAATCCGTTTACTATTTTTAGCCATCTCTTCTTCAATGGAATTCACAGTGGCACGTTGTTGTGCCATAGTACGATCATCTATCGACTTGGACAACATCTTGTTGACTTCAACCATATCCATTAAAAGGAATTTCTGTAGAGAAAGATTCTTCAATTCATTCGGATAAAGCTCTTGTAACTTTTTATAAGCTTCAACCTTTTGCAAAGTGGACTTATTTTCATCTTGCAACACACCCAACATTTCTTCCGTCTGGCTTCTCATTCCATCAGACCATTCTCTCATTTCTGCGACTCTCTTATTATGAGCAGCCAACGCCTTTTCCGAAGCTGTAGCCTGTGTCGCAAGTTTGAATATTGCATATCCCAATGCGGTAACACCTACCACAGCTAATACATATGGATTTGCAAGAGCTGCCTTTCCTGCCGCCAACATAGCAACAGCCTGTTTTCTTAAAGCACCGGTAAGTAATGCTGTAGCTGTCGTATGTTGAATTGTCGCTAACCGGCTTAGAGCAGATGATTTTACATACGAATGTTGAGCTACCTGAACTAATAGAATAGCTGTTTTATATGAAAGAAAAGCTCCAGTTGCATTCTTTACCAACGATTCAAGGTTTGATATTGTACCTTCTATATCGTTATTCTCAAATGCTTCATTAAAAGCCTTGGCAATATCGGAGACTTCTTTCAGAATCTTCTCTCCCAAAGGACGCAAATAGGCCTGTACATTATTAGCCAACAATGTAAGCTGATTGTCTGCAGCATCTTTCATCTTCTCAAACGCGGCTTCCGTAGCTCCTAAAGAGTTCTGTAACTCTCCGAGATCACTCGCTGCCGACTTAGCATTCTTTCCGGTCAAAGCCAATGTTGCAGCCAATCCTTCATCCGTACCGAGCATTTCCTTCATCTTAGAAGCAGAACCGCCAGCCTTCTCGTTAATCAACTGCAATGCTTCCTGGAAAGTACGCCCTTGAAAAGCGGCATCCCCAAGTTCCCCGGCAGTACCCTGGATAGCAGCCCGGATTTGGGTCATTGCCTGCGCTGTCGGCGTACCCTGTTTGGTCAATGAAGCGACTGCACCCAACACCTGATCAATACTGATCCCGTATGCGGCCGCAATAGGCGCAACCTGGGCTATGGAGGCTCCTAATTCGCCAAATGTAGTCTTACCCAATCGGACAGTTGTAAAAAGCTGATCAGAGACTGTACCAGCCTCCTCTGCTGACATCTTATAAGCATTCAGGATCGTTGTAACAGCATCGGCTGCCGTCTCGGTTTCTGTAAGCCCTCCCACGGCTGCTTTAGCCGAAACTTCTAGAATCTTCATACCATCTGCCCCATCATGACCGGCAGAAACAATACTATAGAGTGCTTTGGCGGCCTCCGGAGCCTTAATCGGTATCTCTTGGGTTATGGACATAACCTGATTCATAAAACCGGTCATATCATCCGTCACCTGTGTGGAAATGGTTGCCACTTCCAGCATGTTCTTCCGGAACTCTTTTTCAAAGTCGTATGAGCTTTTTGCAGCTTGTGCAAAAGCAGTTGCCGCACTGATACCGATACCACTGAATATATCAAAAGAGGTCACCTCGCTTGCCAGAGTCTTGATAATTCCCATAGCCTCGCGTTTCCCTTCGTATAAACCGGAGTTGTCGATACCAGTAGCCATAAATAAGGCTCCATCCCTATTTTTGATTCCCATAATCCGTTTATGGTAAAATATAAACTAAAAGCATTTGTATTCAGGAATCTTTTGTATATTTGCTGTATGAGTCCAACGGTTTTTTATAAAAATGGAATGCGTTTCTTTTTCTTCTCTTTAGAAGAAAACAGAATGCATATACATATCAGACAGGCAGAAAAAAAGGCTAAAATTTGGATAGAACCTTCTATTTCTTTAGCTGAGAATAAAGGTTTTTCTTCAACTGAAATTTCAAACATACTAAAGGAGGTACAAAAACATGAGCACATTATTAGAGAAAAATGGAACAACCACCGCGGAAGTAACAATGATTAATGCACGCGGTATCCTCCTTTTCGTAGGAGGAAAGGAATATTATCTATCGTATGACAGATATCCTTGGTTTAGAAATGCAAAAGTTTCGGATGTATTGGATGTAACCATGCCGGATGAAGAATCGTTGCGTTGGGATGCAATCGATGTGGATCTTGAGATCGACAGCATAATTCATCCGGAACGTTACCCGATATCTTTTTAACGAACAAAGCCCTGCTAACTTCACAGTCCGCAGGGCTTTCTTACTACCAAACAAATCAAAATTTATCACTATGACAAACCCTTTTCTCTACTCTCAATATAATATATAGTCATGCAGATAAAACTTTCTTTATCCGTTTCACATGGCCAGTATCGAAATCAACCATTTCAACCCATTCTCCATCTTCCTCTTTAATTGACGTATCTTCCGAATGAAAATCTTTGGCCCTTCGATTAATCAAATAACCACGTTCACGAAGCATGCCGACCAACAAAACAAAGCTGCTATCCAATATTTGTTCATGAGAATAGCCGAAAGCCTCGTTGCAGGTCACTAAGAACATGAAGCTGCTTTGAGGGCCTTCTTCTTCCATGTCTCGCTGTTTTTCTGAAGGGCTATTATCTCCACTTCGCTTAACGGGCTCACAGCTTCCAGCGCTATGATAGTACGAGAAAAAGGGTTACAGCCTATCCGGTACAAGACGGCATTCAGAAGGATATAGATATCCTCCCATGTACAGTTGTCTTTCAGAACTTCCCGGAACCAGGCCGGCATATCACCTTTCTTATTATGAATGCCAAGACATACGATTTCAAAGATAAGTTCGTCATATTTGGCTATCAGTTCGGCGACCTGATTGGAAAATCCTTTATTCTTATCAGCAATCAAAACCTCTCTATCCTCTTTATCGATATAAAGCAAAAGAGGCTTTATTCGAAACCAGGTGCGGACAGTGATCGGGGTTATGGCGATACTATCCCCTACCGTCTTTCCTTCCGGTAATGATTCAAGCCGGGTAAATTCAAACGGAATGGTTACCGGCTGACAAGAAACGGATTCACTTTCTAACTGGAGTACTTGTTTTACACTCATATTTTCGATTAAAATATAAAAGCCCCGGATAGTTCCGAGGCTTTCGATAACCTAAACAACAGTCCTTAATTATTCTGCTGCTTGTACGGCTTCTGTTTCTGCGCTTGTCTTCTCTCCGGAATACAAACCGTTTGCCATAAACTTGACAAGGATTTTATCGCCTTCATTTTCCGGCTGGATCATATAACTGTCACCAATAGCCCCCTCAATATCTTGGGCTTCTCCCTGGCCATCCACTTTACGTTGCCATTGGAAATCACCAGTCGCTTCCGCTGGTGTCAAGGTGGCCATAAGCGTTTCACCAACTTTGGGTGTACCGGTGATTGCAACTGCCGTTACCGGAGTAAGGGTTACATTCATCACCGCCCGACCGAACGAAGATCGTTGCTGCCCAGCAGAGGTAATTGCTGCCAAACGGGTACATTTAACTAGCAAAAGGTCTGTTTGTTCTGAAGACGGAGCCTGACTCAAGCGGGCACTGACTTTACAAATGGCAAATGTATATTCCGTATACTTACCTTTGTACGGTGTTGTCTGTATCTTGAACGATTTGCGGATATTTGGAATATCAATCGGAGCATTCCACTTACCACCACTTACAGAACCACCACAAAACGCGAGCATCTCCTGAGCTGTCGGCGACGGGATAGCAAATTCAAAACTATCCGGGTCGCCAGCCTTATCGAATGACTCCCAAGGATCTTTCATCCCTTCCGCACGAAAATCGACAGAGGTCGCTTCATTGAAATTGAAAGCAACTGAGCCTTCATGAACGATCGGACACTGTGTATAAATAGAGGCCGGAACACCATCACCGGGGTCACCATATCCTAAGAAGGATACGCCTACCGCCAAACTTCTTTCATTAGCCATATTCTTAATCTATTTCTGTTATTACTTCAAATCTTATATTCGTACAATCGAAGCCTTCTTTTGCTTCGCCAAGAGGTTCGGACCATACGATCCGAGATTTCCAATACATGCCGAAAGGAGGTGTGATATTTCGTAGTGCAGACTTAACTTTTCGTGTCACTCCTTTCATTAGCTGTCGATCAGGCCTGCCTTTCGCTTGATTCTTCACAAATACGTTGATATTAACCGAACCTTTATTCACAACCTCTGTTTCATTTAACGTGAGCATCCGGATTGTGATATGATTCTTTGTCTCACCATCACCAGAGCGATCTTTGTACAGAATAAAGCTCGTACTGACCGGTTCAACCGCATCATACACGATATCTACTATATCAAACTGATCAGCCATGTTCAATATCCTTTCTCAGCGAGTTTATCAAATAACATTCGACTCTGTTTCTTGATCCAATCCTCGGCATGTTCCGTGGCAACGGAGATAACATCCAGATTTTCGATTGCTTCCACATACTTGGCATAAGGCATAGCGGCTACACCAATCAATACCCAGCCATTCTTATAAAGGGGTAGTAATTCTGATACGAGCCTTTTAGCCTCTCTCAATCCCGTATATTTATCGGTACCTTTCTTATCTGACAACTCGTAGTTCTCGGTCAATATATCGCCATCCTTGACGATCACATAACCGATAGAGCTACGGAGGTTACCAGTATGATCCTGATAGTTTCCTTTCTTTCGGGCAATCTTCACGAACTCTTCCCCGGCACGTTGCAATAATTTGTATATCCGCTCTTCCGCCCGGTCCACATAATAATCGAACCAACGTTCTACTTCTCTATCGCTCCACATCGGAGTCAAACCACCTTTCCTTGCCATCGCTATACATAAATTACAGAGTGAGTCTGAAACGGCTCCCAACAGATGATATCCACATCGAGAGCGATACTATCAATCCGGATATGCTTCGCATTTTCCACAGGACGGGCCTTTGTCGAGAACTCACCGTGTACGATAAATTCCTTCCCATCGACATTCCGCTTCAATTGCTGTCCGCTATTGGATGGAAAGTATTGCCCTGTAACCTCTATTTCCGTCGGTTCTCCGGCAACCCATTCCCCTTTTACCAATTGTCCGGATTGGATTGTTACTATCGCTTTATATGAATACCGTCTTACCATCTGTTTCGTGCCCTTCCTTTTGGAACTTCAATCTTATTCCCGATCAGTTCTGCTTTCTCCGGTTCTCCACCTTCCCTATACAGCCGTTTTGCCGTAGCGTCATACCAGGAACGAGGATAAGTGATAGAGAGTTTGTTTTCTGTGAAGTCCGGTAGACCACCGACCATTGAATACAGGTCGGCAGCCACCAGCTTTTGTTTTTGAATATCGATCGTCTTACTATCTTCTGTACCTTCAAAACCGCGTCCCGGCAAAACGACGTTATCCAAAAAATCTTCACAATCCGCGAGACCGGGATAAGCTAGTATTGTATCTCGAATCGTCTTAGCCATGATTATTATTCTCCGTTTTCAGTATCCTGAATCATCTGATCTTCCGGTTCAACGGTTTCACCTAAGAATGTTGCCGGGATATCATCCGTACCTTCAGTATCTTCAGATGCGTTCCAATCCTGGCCATCCACCTTCATGATGAACATGGCATCCGGATCGTTTACGACAGGGATAGCATTTGCTTCTGCTTTCGTCCATTCCTTGAACGGTTCCAGTTCAGACCATTTGGTAACCAATACCCAATCCTGTTTTACCATGAGGGCAATCTTCTGCAAGGTAGCGGAAGATTCGGCTGCAATCGGTCCGTGTTGGATATCACCAACCTTCAAATCCTCCAAGAAACATACACGTTTACGCTCCCACGGATTGATCGTCTTACGACGATGAGCCTTGTCCTCGATACGGACAGACGGATTCACAGTAATGATCTTCACCGGGATTTCCTGTTCGGCCAGATACTCGTTGATAAGATTTTTCGTCACCAATATTTTTGAAGACGAATTAACCCATGCCTTCAATGTGTCGAATGTTGATTTCTGCTTCTTCAACAAAGAGAAGTCAGCCACGTGCATCACTACATAGCGAATCGTTACTCCCTCGGCAGAAGCAGCAACAACCGTATCTTCGATATCCTGCAAGCCGTTAGCCGTTGAAGCGTTGCTCCAATCTACAGAAGATTTACGCTGGTTCTTCTTCGGCATACCGCAACCAACAAACTCAGCCGTAACGACACCGCCATTATTCTTTGCCGACAAATGGAAACCCGCACGGCTCATGAGCTGCATACACCACCATTCGAAACGGGCACGGACGGAGTTATACACGAAATCCTGATCCTTGAAAGCCAGGTTCAGCAATGCCAATTGGTCTGCGTCACCCTGTGCGTCACGTTCCAACTGTTTGTACTCGTTGTAATCACTTTCGTTCATACCACGCTTAACGGCTGTCTTTGGAATATCACCGGACAACTTGCTGATTACCTCGCGCGTCTTCTGCGGAGCGGAAGCGTCAAAAGAGATCACATCTGCCATTACCGGAGCACCCTTCTCGCCGGTCAGTGTCTCCCACTTCAACGAAGTCTTTCTTTTCACCCCGAAGAAGTTCGGGAAAACGACTGGTTTCACATGGCGGGGATTCAAACGAGCCGCCATGTTCTTTTTATTCACCTGTTTAATTAAACTTCTTTCCATATATCAGATTTTAATGGATTACACAAAACGGATAAACGACATTAATGCCTTTAAGTCCTTATCTACCGGGAACGGCATACAGGATTCGTTTACCGTACCTCTTACCAATAACCCGGACTGCTGGTTAGCTACAGTCAAGTCGACTTTATTCATCGTGACGACCAATTCGCCATCATAAGGTAACTTGGCGGCTTTCGCAGCCTGCTTGTCTTTAGCCTGAACCAATACTTGACCTTTTGTTGCAGCCCCAATCGTTGCTGCCAGCGTAATCGTATCGAAATCCGCATTACTCTTATCAATAGCTGTGATCTTATCGGAAGCGCCAGTCAAAGCGCCACCAATCGTCACGAAGTCACCCACACCGAACAGATGATTCTTGGCCACCTTATAAGTTGTTTCACTACCTGCATCGGAAGCCATTGCCGTCTTCAATACATGATACAGCCCTGTTTCCGGATCTTTTACTACTATTACAATCGGAGGCAGTTCGTCCAACGCCTTGCCATTGAACAAAGCGTTCTGCAAGTCTCTGCGATCAATCGTCCCACCACCGATCACATCCTCAATAATCTTTTCAATTCCGGGAGGATACTGGAATTCTCTTTCTCTTTTTCTGTACATAACGTTACACTTTACTTGGATTATTCAATACCCAGGTTTACCACACCGGGATTATTTGCACTATTATCGACGTCCTGATCCATCAGCTTCGCCCAATCCGCTTCGGAACGGTCCTGAAGATTTACGGAACCGGGAGCGTAATCGCCACGAGCCACAGCATCATCGATCGCCTTTTGCTGGATTCCGGTATATTCTTCGGATAGTGTCTTGATCTGATCCTCGATAGACGTTTCAGAAGCCAAATCCACACGTCCCAGCCAGCTGTCCGGAAGACCGGCATCTTTCAACTGCTTCCGAACTGTTTCTTTTTTGGCTTCGTTTGCCGAGTTAGTAATGGAATCACCCACCTTTTTAGCCATATCATCGACACTCTTCTTCATACTTTCCAGATAAGCTTTTACTTCCGGGCTAAGATCCTTCAACAGCTCTTCTTCCGTTTTCTTATTCTTATCCGGATCTTCCACCGGTTTACCGTCTTTTAATCCATGTTTTGCTTCGTATGCAGCGACCGCAGCCGTTTCAGCCGTAGTCTTAGCTTCATTCTCTGCCTCCTGGATAGCCGGAAGGATATTTTCTTTGAACAGGTCCACAAAAGCCTCCATTCCTTCAGCTTTTTCGATTTTGAACGTCTTCTGAATACGTTCCGCATACTTCTCTGGCACACCTTTCGTCTTACATGCCGCCTTGATTAAATCTAAAATTGTCATAAGAGTTTTCTGTTTAAAATATAAGGGAGGGAAAGTTTTTTCTTGCAGGATTCAGAATAAGTGTTCATCTTTGTGGTGTCCTAAATTCTCAGATGGCGGGTAACCGCTGAACATATTTTTGTATTGGTACTCTTGTACCCATACATGAACATATAACATAACGGTTTCGTACCCCCTTGATATGGCTTAATGGCCATAACTGCCATCTGAGGTGTAGGACAAAGGGACAGGCGAAACCGTTCTTTTGTCTATCCACTTACAACAAACAATATTCAATCATGTCCAAACTCAGAGAAAATTGTTTGTCGGGAAATAATAGTACCCAACAACCAACGGCCAAACCCTCCGAAATGGGTAAGTACTCCACTCCTGAACTACAAGCCGCATTCAATACCGGCCGAGAAATCGGAAGAACCGAAGGAATGCTATACTACATCAAACATGCTTCCGAAAATATGCAAAAGGAAGCTGAGAAGCTAAGTGCAAAATTACAAATGCAAAGAGCGAAAATATAGAAGGTATCGCCATCTGCTTCCGGAAAAAGTTTTTCTGATTTATATATTATCTCAGAAAGACGTTACGTGGCAGTTGCGTCAATAGGAAATTTAGAGGGCATTGGGTGTATTCTGTAAACTGCCACTTTACTACAGAATCTCCTTTGCCCTCGCTTTTTTCGGAAATATGAAAAATTTATCATTTAACGTAAAAGAGATTGCGAAAGTAAACAATGTGGCTATCATGGCTAGTAATGATCTTAATCAACTAGTTCCCATCAAACCTATTTGTGATGCTCTTGGCATAGACGCCAAAGCTCAACGTAATAGAATTGATCGTGATGAAATATTAAGTTCAACCGGGGTCATCATGACCTCGGTTGCCGCAGACGGGAAAGAACGTGAAATGTACTGCATTCCTATCCGATACGTTTTTGGATGGTTATTTTCAATTGATACTAATCGAGTTGATGAAGAAGTAAGAGCTTCCGTCATTAAATACAAAATGCAGTGTTACGATACACTGTATGATCATTTCGCCTCTTACGCCAGCTTCGTCAATCAAAAGCAGAAAAGACAAGCAGAAGACTGGGCCCGTATCCAAATCCTCAAAAAAGAGTTCCATGAAGCGAAGAACAAACTAGCCAAAGCTACAAAGCAAATGAACATGACAGTCGATTACTCATTTGAACAATGGAAGGCCAACGGGAAACAGCTTATTCTCGACTTTGACGATTAAATTTCCAAAATCGTTAGACAATTAGGAGATAATTTATATTTTTGCAGAAAGAAGTGGTTTACAAACAAGTCCTCGGATTACAGTTCCGAGGGGGGCTATTTGAAAATCATTCTTCTAAAAACATAAAGTAGTCTGATAGATTCAGCCGTGGATTGTAGTTCTACGGTGATGGTCTATCGGGCTACTTCTTTTTTATGCCAGTCAAGACCTTATCACTATCCGATATACTATAAAGGACGGCATTCCCGGTTATATCTTCTCTAACAATAATCCAACTTTTCTCTCCGTTCAACTCAATTTCAAAAACATGAGAATATTTAATCATAGGATTATCCTTATGGTATTCAGTATACCCCTTGTAATCCGAACCGGCAAATATCGCTCCTATATTTTTTATCAATTCGTTCTTCTCTTTCTTGAACTTATGAGGCTGATTCAAGAACTCTTTGATAGACTTTCCTGTCATTTTAACTCGTACCGGAAAATCTTTATGAGAGAATGAGCCATTCAATAAAGACTGCTTTGCCCAATTTTGCAGCTCTTTCGTTCTATCTTTTGAATATTGGATTGAAATACTATCTCTTTCAATCTTTCCATCCCCCAGCAACCATTCCGCAAACTCCTCATGATCCATCATGACCGGCGTAGCTATACAGATGCAGAACGGATGCCAGCCCGTAAACTTAAAATCCTTCGAGTATTGGCCAGCCTTTGCATCACACACAGGACACGGACCGTGATTCGATGGTGAACGTTCCACCTCATAACCAGTCACGAAGTCCATTTTCTGCCAACGTTCGTAATCGGCAGTTCGAAAAGCCTTATTGGTCTCCGTTGCTGCTAAACGTAGGGCGTTTTTGTAAGACGAACGATAAACACCCTGTCCTGGATGATAGTCTTTCATTGGCTGGGATAGAACCAGCTTCCCATTCGCATCCCTTACCCGTCGGAAACGACGGTTGGGTTCGTTTAGCAATTGCCGTATATCTTGGCTGATCAACGCCGACGGACGACCGGAAGACAATCCGGAAGAAAGGTAATACTCCAGATTATCCATGGCCCCGTCCGTTATATCCCAGACACGGGAGGATATGGTTTTACCAAATTCATCTTTACGTTTCAATAAAGTATTCAGCGCATCGGCATTCCGGGAAAACAATTTTTCCCTTAGCGTAGTGGAGATAGCCATATCCTTAATATAGCCCGTTACCAGTTCATCCGCTTTCCTATTGCCTAAATTCCATACATCGGTAACTGTATTGGATATATTGCTTACGAGCTGCGTGTGTAAATCATCCAACAGACGTTCTATTTGCTTTTCAATAGTAGCATTACCTATCCATACACGGTCGCCGCCATGATCCGACCATTTAGCCAGAAGAGATCCTACCCTACGAACAAACTCGTCAAACGAATACTTTATGCTGCCTTGTTGCAGGAACAGACGTTGCAGGAATTGTCGCTCATGAAATGATAGTTCTTTCATTCTCCATATCCCATTGTCAGACCAACCATGTTATTACGTTGCGCAGCCGTATCCTCCTCTTCCTTCATCAGCTTCATTTCTTCTTCCAAGTCTTCTGTTAGCGGAGAATGAGCCGTAACCGTGCGCTGAGCGTTAATCGGTTTGCCTCCATTGGCAATAGATAGGGTTTGCAGGGTTTCAGCCAAATCTTCCGGCAAAATGGAACCAAATTCCACATCGATCAGGTTGTTCACCAATTGAGGACGGTACTTGATGTTGGTAATATTGCATATTCCAGCCAACACGACCGACACGCAACGCTGAACCACCGGACCAAACGTTTCCATGTTCTCACTCGCCTTGATAGTTGCATCCATCAGCATGAATTTACGAGCGACACCGGACAGGTTGCCAATGCCTTTCAAGTTATCAAAAGAAAGATCCGGCGTAGATGTACCGGAAAATTGTTCGTTTTTCGTTTCTTCCAATTCTTTATCTACAGATGGCTGGGAGCCAGTCCATGTCAAATAATCAGCATCGCCATGATATTCCTTGCCAGATACTTCATCGACCTTAATGGGGAAATTAAGGTCTTTCCCGGTTGTTTCTTTAGAAGGTAAATCGGAATCGCCATACGTTTTCAAGATTGGTTCCGCAAAGTAGTCGTTAGTGTCGGCCATACGGGACAAACGCATTTCCCGCGCATCCATGATACCGGCCACCTCGTCCCATTCCGGTTGGAAAACATCTGCATACACGACCGGAATCTTTCCGAATAGATTGGGAACCTCTTTTATTACCCAGCCACCCATTTCATCGATAGCCGTAATAATCTTATCTACTGTCCAGATTGTACAACTGTTCCGGATCATACCATTAGAGTTCACTTGGTAACGATGAATAAAGGCATCCATATCGTCGTTATCATCGAAGTGGGGATAAAATTCAGAGAAAGTATTTTCATTATGGGGAACGGAAAGCGTTTTCACCTTCAACTCCGTAATCAAGTTGCCGTCTAATCCTTTGGAAGTATACGGATAGAACACAAGAGCAGCCTTACTTTCAGAAAGCACCTTACGAGCGAACGACTTCAAGACGGATTGCATTTTCAATCGGCGTTCCCATACACGTTTGAACTCTTGGAAACCATCGTTCTGATCTGTTCCCGTAATCGTCATTTGCCCGCCAAACAAGAAGGCGACAGAGGTACGCACCTCCTTTTTCGGGAAGTTGGTAACGATACGTGCCACATCGACAATCTTGTCTTCCAACCTTAGCGGATTGCCCTCTTTATCCTTCAATGTCTCCGAATAGACTGCCAACTGTTTGGGTTCACGCCAGCCGACAGAGGTTTTACGTCGCCGGCGCTCACCGTGGTATTCTCTGTAATATTCTCTTGGTTCCCGGTATTCAATCGTATCGACACATAACGTACTGACTACCTGCCCAAAATCTTCATTTGCAAGAATTTCGCTTATACTTGGCATAATTGTTTTATGCTAAAATATAAAAACGAAAAGCGCAATCACTTTATAATGACTGCGCTTAATGAATATCTACTTTTATCTATTATTCATCTTTATTTTCTTCTATTTTAAGCTCTTCACCTGTTAATGCAAAATAAAGGTTTTGAAGTTCATGGACATATTCTATCTGTTTACCTATAACTTGACGATAAACTCCATCATATTGTCTTTCATCCACAACTAAAACCAAAGGACGATAATCTTTCTTTGTTATCCCTAAACCTCCTATTCCACACTGAGTATGTTTTGAATAATATTGATCATCTATCAAATCAAAACCAAACTTTAGGAACCATTCATCTGTAAGTTTAATTGGATCGATCAAATGAATATCATAAGGGTTTTTATTCGTAGAAACACTTACTAAATAGCCGTTAATACAAAACACAGTACCTTCATTAGATTCTATACCTGAACCATTTTTAGGTTTAACCCAGTTCCCAATTCTAAGTTGATTAATTTCCATTTTCATAATACATCCATATAAAATTATTCCTACAAAAATAGTCATTATCTCCCTCTTGCCACCTGCCGTACCCGATTATTTTTGCATAACCCGATGAACTCTACATTCTCGGCAAGGATCGTCATACCGTCCGGTGCATCATCATGCTTGTTGCCACCTTCTTTCTTATAGCTGGTAAGCGCTTTCATAAATCGGTCATAGTCCGAACCTTTCTTATACTCACTTTCTTCCAGGAAATAACAATGCTTCTTAATCCAACCAGACTTCAACAAGATACGTGTATCCTTATTGGCTGTTGTCGGTTTCGCCTGAATGATACATTTTTCATTCTTTGCCTTTACAGCTTTACGGACATTCAGAGCAAACAGACGGCCGCCGTTATTGCTTTCGATACGCATATTGTCGCAGCGGGTGTCAAGAATCAAGGAAACTAACTTCGGTTCGGTAATCTCGACATTGTCTTTCGTAAACAGGACATCGGTAATGAAATACTTTGTACCGAATACTTTGGCAATCGGTGCACAGAAATCGTCGTCTCCTTCGTCGGCCACATCGGTAGCACCGATCACGCCATCCGGCTGTTTACCTTCGATATCTGCCAGCTTGAAGCGGTTCAATTCTGATTTTGGGAACAACAACCCAATAGCCTCGATCGGTTCCTGCATATACTCGGCACACCAGATGGAATCGTCCGTTTCCTCTCGTAGTTCATGGTAATACTCTGTCGTATGTACATTCTCACAAAAAGAGCGGTCGTTCTCATCCAGGGCTGCAATACGGATAATCTCGTCATACTTCCCCATTTCCTCCATACGACCAAGAACGTCCGTAGCCGACCAGCGGGTACCGATGTCGATTGAACAACAGTTTCCCTCGATACGGGAATCATGTGTTCCCTGCTTCCAAGACCAGACCTTTTCGTTATTAGTGTCAGATAGTGCATCTTCCAAACTCTTATACAAGTCGTCGGTCATGGCCAACATAGACGCACCGAAACCAATTACCGTACCGCCTACACCAGCTCCAAAGTAACTCACCTGCCGGGCTGCTTCCGAACTCCAGCCATGCACGTTCTGTTTATCACCACGTAGTTTTACATCCGGAAAAACTTCTTTGAACCGGGAAGAGCGGACAATATCACGGGTATCGTAGGACAGTTTGTTGTACAGCGTATCGGAGCAGCAGTTGCGCATGACCGACTCCTCCGGGAAGTGCCCAAGCATCCACGAAATGAACAAGGATGATATATAGGACTTCCCGGCACGTGGCGGCATGGAGACGGCCAGCCGGCGAATCACACCCGACAAATACGATTCATATACCCGTGTGAAAGCGTCTGCCACTTCCTTCAAGAACAGGCGTTTCGAGAAGAATTTCGGATCATAATACAAGCAGTATGACCAAAAATCATTTTTCGCCTTCCGGCGTCTTAGCACATTCGCTGCTTCCGCCATCAACAACAATATCTCTCTTCTGTTTTTCTCCATAGATAAAATCCTCTAATTGCTCGTCAGTCATTCCCTCAAACTTACTTACGGGAGTAAGCCCACTAATGTTAGAATCCTGCCTGTTTTTCCAACGGTCTGGATTACCATTTGTCAAGGTGAAAATGATCGCAGCAGTATCCGGCTGGATATGCTTCTTGACTATCGTTTTCTCTTTGATCTTTGGTTTCTGCTTCTCTTTTCCATTCTCATCAACCACAGGCTTCCCACTATCGATATACGTGATCTTCGACTCCTCCACCTCATAACCTTGAATCTTCTTTAATAAAGACTTTTGGGCCTCGGCAACAAAGAATTGCATCCGTGCATCCTCTGCTTTTTTTACAGAGTCGGAAAAGTCGGATTTCGTTTTCATCCAAGTATAATAAGTATCCTTGTTTATACCGACCAAATCACAGATTTCGGCAATAGTATAGCTATCCTCCCGAATAAGAGAACAAATCCGATCCACTAATTTTTGACTATACTTTGCCATTAAATACTACTCTCCTTTTTCTTCCTTACTAAATTTAAACATAGAATCTGCCATATCAAGACAATTCTCCAATTCATTCACGATAGCTTTCAACTCAATATATTTACGCTTATCTACCGATGAAGAAACACCTTCATTATTTATCTGTCTCTCCAACTCCACTAACTGCTTGCGTTTACGTTCTAATCTCTTCGCTAAAACTTCACGATAAATCATACATAATTTTATTTTCATGGCGAATATCCTTTTCTTTAGTTATTCGCCAAATTTATCAATCTTCCTTAAACAAATCATCATTCGAGAAATCAAGTTCGGGAAAATTCTCCTTAATCTTACTCAGATCCCCTTTATAGAATACAAGCACATTTTGATGCTGCTTACCAATCTTTCGACTATTACTAAACTGCTTTCCGGCTCTCATAGCCAGACTACCTATGTTGTTAACCAGTATCATCTCATTGTAATAATGCAAGCCTGCTTCCTGGAACGCAGCGATCGTATCAGGAACAAAACTCCGATACACACCACTCTTATCGCGAACCTCTCCTACTACAAACACGGCGAATCGATTAGGCTTCAACAGTGAACAACTCTTCCGGATGATTTCTTTATACGCTTGCAGGAACTCAGGATAATCCATCGTCGATAGGTCTGCTGGATCATCACTATACACTTCTAGGTCTGCATACGGAGGACAGCTAAAAACCAAGTCTGCCTCATAACCTTCTGCCAGGGCATCTATCTCTACACTATCTCCACAAAGCCACAGAGGAGCGAACTTATGGCCGCCTTTCCCGCCGAACTCATCCCCTAATACTTCAGCAGCGTTTTTACAGTTGGCTTCGATCTGCTCCGGCCTTAGATCAATACCAAAATAAGTCATATCCAACATGGATGCAATAATACCACGAACGGAGCCACCAGCAAATGGGTCCAGGATACAACCATTGGGAATATTAAACCACCGGTAGGCCAGCTCGCACAGTACCGGATCAAAGATCGAGGTTCCATCCATAAACGGGATACCATGATCCCGGCAATACTTCTGTAGTTCGTTCCACGACGGATCGACACCTGTTTTTTCACGAATTACGTTACGGGCTTCGTATACTCGGGGTGGTTGTGCTGATCGGTTAAACGTAATCTCCTTCTCCCGGCCATCGTCACTCTTTATACCGAGATCAAGCCAGGCACGTTTCCGGTCTTGCCAGTTTCCAAGTTTAGAGTCAAGTACTGAGAAAGGAGGAATAATGAAACGTTCTTTCAAGCTACCGACGCGTCCCTTATCTGGCTTTACATCATTTACTGAAACATCATCAATATTCAAATCATCAATGTTGAACTCCCAAGCGTCCAACTCATCGGCACCAAAATCTTCAACAATCGCGTCAAAGTCAAATACAGACGTATCAGAGGTATAATTGTCAGCTAGGGCAAGCGCCTTACGCCGAGAATCCTCTGTTGAGAGGTCGGTACGCTTGATAGCTATCAATTCTGTACCATCTGATTCCACAATTCGAACCGGTAAGCCCAATTCTCGCGCTTGCTCATACACACCATTCCCAGCTATAATGCAATCATTCTTATCGAAAAGGATAGAACGTCCCGCTCCACAATCCTCCAAACTTTTACGGATCAATCTCTTGTTCTTATCTGTGTGGATACGATAATTCCGAGGGTCATACTTCAATTCAGCCATAACTTTTATTCTAAAATATAACAGAGAAATCTATTAACCTAAATACAGTTGCAGTTCCCGGATAGCCTGTTCCACGCTCCGAACAATCACATACTTACTACCCGCCATCTCAACCTGGCGTTGGTATTCCTTTTGCTCTGCAGACTGTTTACCTGTAGATGTCTTGAACTCTAGACAAAGAGAAGCATATCCCTTTTTCGGTATCTGAAGGATTACATCGGCCACTCCACGTTTAACGCCTTGGCGCTTCATATTAGCCGCTTCTATTTTATGCCGGCTGCCACCGTTCGGGACTGCAAAAAGAAGTCGATCCGGCAAATTAGGAAAGAATAAAGGAACCTTGCTGAAAAACTCCGACTGAATCCGAGCTTCTTCGTTATCATGGTGTTGCTTTTGTTTTGGAGGGTTCTTTTTATCAGAGTAACAGTTATAGCAGATATATCCTTCTTTTGTTTTGATCACAGAAACTGTTTCCCAGCCACAGGCTATACATTTTTGCGTTTTCATATCTTAGTTTCATATAAGATATAAAGAACAGAAAGAAAGCCCTTTGGATTACCAAGGACTTTCTTAACTCACTTCTTTCGTGAACTGAGCCTAATCGGATTCCACTTTGTGCCGGTTCCGAACTGCTCCGGACGGAAACCGTTTATACGAAGCCAATATTTAAATTGTCGTTTGTTCATGATCAAAATATTTGTTTATTATTTTATAATTACAGATATTTGTACCAGTCAATTGTGGTTAAACGGCAGACGTTATCATTGTGATAAAAGTACAGGTTCGATCCCTGTCAATTGATTAGGCGATATTGCCGAATAACTTTATTATAAATAATTTATGATAGACATATTTTTGACTACAAACTTTGTAGCGAATGTCTTCTCCATAATTTTGAATTATGATAAAGTTTATCAAAAACTTAAGAAGGCATACGCCGTATTGAGAAGGAAGGGAAAACTCTTCCTTCTCTCTTTTTATCTATGAGTTTTCTTATTCTTGTTTTATACTTTCGCTAGTTCCCTCCTCTATAGCGTCAGACCTATCTTCAAATCTTTTTAGTTTTAATATCAATTCGAATAAATATAATGCATTCCTGCTTCATATACCTTATGTACATCAGGGTCATTCTTGTCTTCCGGTTCCAATTCACTCTCTTCACGAGTATAATCCCATTCAGAGTTGTAGTACATATCCTCATTTGTTTTCTCCAAGGAGCAATCTTTCATCAAATTCATATCTTCTCCCCAAACTGCAACTTCTTGCTGTTGCTCTTCTTCTGTCATAAGGGATATTTTGTCTTTTAATTCTTTCCAAGTCATAGCTTAAATTTTTTTTTAATTATTATCTTCTTTCTTAGTTTTGTACCAATCGGGCTTCGGAAACCTATCCGAAAAGACGATTTTATTTACTTCTTCACACTCTATGCTGGATGCTTCCGGCCATAGGTTATTCAATTCTTCAATACTATTGATATAGGCTACTAAGACAAAATAGCTGTCGTTCTCACCGGTGCACCAGTAGGGGTATTGAATAGGCCATTTCAGTGGACGATAGTCACCTTCGCACTCTTCCTTATTTACAAAAAATCTTGCTCTGATCATTTTAGTTCGTATTGCTTGTTAAATGCGGAATCCGCTTGTTGAAACTGTTCAGTAAACCGGTTCGGCTTACTTGAAATTGATTTTCTCTGAGAGGTGCATCCAGCGAGTATGGCTAGCAGACACACTATTGTTACTATCTTCATTTCTACTTAGTTACGATTCAGATAAATATTTTATCAAACTCTCTTTGTCTTTAAAAAGTCTTTTATCCCATTTGGGATAATTATTTCTGGGTACACTAAGTCCATCTGACAGCTTATAAACCATAAGAAAACTATCATCAGTATAGGATATTTCGATGATTATTTTGCTTATAGTTGTATGGATAATGTCATCCCCACTCAGATAGCATACGCTATCTCCTACGTTAAATTCAGTATCTATATTCATATTTTTTAATCATCGTCTTTTCTATGCTTATAAGCATAATAAATAGCACAGCACATATTTATAAGAGCATTGATAAGCAATAGATTTTGTACCCAAATATCAAAACTGGCTATGTGGCTAATCAGGTAGGCTATGAATGATAGCCAAAAGACAATTTCTTCATATTGATAACTTTTCATATTTACTTCTTTTTAATTATTGATGTTTTTTTAATATTTACCCCTTATATTTCCGTTCAAAATCATACTTCCTAAACTCATGGTACGCTTGTTCCAATGTTTTAGAAGTCCTATCGCCTTCCGGTATATCCCAGCTTTTGGAATTATTGATACTATCATCCATGGCCATAGCCCCCCTTTCTTTCTCATACCGGCCAAGCCATTCTAAAATAACAGCCCCGTCTATCCGATCATAAACCTTTCCATACAATCCCTTTTTCGCCCGATTAAAACATAGCTTGAAATCATCAGGCTTAAAGAAATAGTATTCATCAATAATCAGATCAACTGTTTGTGCGACTTGCACCGCTCCGATCGATTTTCCGACATTGAAAAAATCTATCAAATCATTCAAGACTTTTACCATAAATCCACGAAGATGCGTCTCTCCAAATTCTTTGTTCATAGCCGCTATAGAGCAGCTTGGGCTATCAAACACGTCATTTACTGTTTTGGGCCGCAGACTGTTGTAATATGGCATCGGCAAGGTGCCCAAGATGCTCACGCTCGCGTCTCTTGTTTTCGGCATCAGTTCCGGAGGAAGTACGCCTGTTGTTGAGTCTATCTGTGACAACAGTTGTATTGCTTGTTGTTTGTCCATCTTGATATTTTTCTAAATCACGTTTCGCCCATTTGCGGAACGTAAGGTTTGCACTAACGTACTTTTTGAGCAACTCTCGATAGTTGTGCATCGAGACAAGAGTGTCCTGGATTAACTGAAGCGGGAAATCTCGCTTTATCCGTTCGAATTGTTCTTCCGTAAATGGCTCTTTCAATTTAGCCACATTAGGAGCATTCGCAGCAATCCATTGCTTGAACTTTTCAAAATTTTCATTCTTGGGTTTCTCCGGTTCGGGGTCAGGGTTGCGCGTGCCTGCGCGCGTATAACCCTCCTCTCCTTTACAATCCTCTCCTTTACTCTCCTTTCCTGCAGGAGTAGTTTCGAACATTCCCGACTGTTCGGGATTATTCGCGAATGTTCCCGAATTGCTTTGTTTTTTGCCCGAAAGAACGTTTTCTATTACTTCTGCAGGAATTTTTGACTTTTGCGGTTTGTCGATGCGCTCACTGGAAAAGTCCATCACGTAGTAGCTTTTGTTTTCGAATGTAAAAGGTACAAGGATAGAGTTTTCAATCAGTTCTTGCAGCCACCCAGAAACCTGCTGCTTACGAATATCTTCGCGGGCAGGAAAGACTTTCGACTTGATGATAGTTTCATTAGCTAAAATGACACCGCTATCATCAGCAAAGTTTTTCATGCCTATATAAAGCAGACAAGCCGGAAGAGATACGTTCGAAAACCTTTCATCTTCCCAAAATTCCGGTACTATAGTTCTAATTCTTGGCATATTTATACAGTCATTCTTTCAGGAATTCCCATCAAATCAAACAAAGTAGGAGCCTCGACTCCCATTTCAATCTCACGCAAATAAGTAAGGCTATCTTTCCAATAGTCATAATTAAGTTCCGTAGAAAGACCTCTACGGCCTAACTTGACAGCACAATAAGGGACGGTTCCAATACCACCAAACGGATCAAATACCAATTCGCCTTTGTTTGAATACCGTTCAATCAGCCTTTCAACGATGTCCAACTGAAGAGGGCAAATATGATTCTGTCGTTTCTTTTGCGACTGTTTGGTGTTAAGCGTCCGCATACGAACCACATCATCCCATATCCAATCCTTTTTGCTTACCGGATCAACGGCCATAAATGTCTTTGGCAGTTTCCCGTATGCATCCAGCTCTTCAGCAAATGAAACGTGCTCTTCATAGTTGTAGATATGTTCACGTTCGTAGTTACGGAACAAATGCCGAATCTTATCTATTCCAGCACCTTTCATATCTTCGTATGACAACAATGAATTGCCGGAAGACTTCCAACTTGCATGGGCATCGATCTGCCAACGGGCCAGCGAGTATTCGCTCTTGTCCTTCGTGACAGGCTGGTCGGCATAAGCGCGGGAGGTATCGGTAGGCAACTTGCGAAAAAGCAATACATATTCAGGGCATCCGATTCCCATCTTGGAACCATCCTTGCACATCTCGGTATAGCCCAAACGGTAGGTCTGATTATTTTCCCTCACCACGTCGGTATCGACCGTAATGCGTCCCATATATCGGAATCCATGCTTCATGTAATGAAATACAGTCATTTCGCTGAACGGGTCAATAGTTGGCATACCGTCCCCCGTGGCGTTGCCGAACAAAACACGATCTTTCACATGGATGCAGGCCAACCGACCCGGTTTCAAAATGCGCATTAACTCTGGTGTAAGATAATCCATCTGTTCAAAGAACTTATCGTTATCTTCATTGTGCCCAAAGTCATTGTATGTAAGCGTGTATTCGTAATGATTTGAGAACGGGATACTGGTTACGATCAGATCTACAGAGTTACTTTCCATCTTCTGACATTCCAATACATTATCGTTATTGATTGCTTTCCACAACTTGCCGGATTTTTCTTCCCGACTGGCGAACATCCAGCGCATCATCTTTTCCTCGGCCTGCAAACCGAACAAACCGTTATGCCGGACAATATCAGTCATATTTGCGACCATTTCCCGGTGTTGTGCCCATTTCTGCATGAAGCTCTTAAATATTTCACCCTCGCTTTCGGCATAGACCAGATAGAGATCAACGGGATGCTGCTGCATAAAGCGGTATATACGGGCTATCGCTTGGAACTTATCGTTGAAGCGGTAGTCAATGAACATGATTGCTTTATGACAATGATACTGGAAGTTCAGACCTTCACCAAGCATCTCCGGTTTAGCTGCAAGGTATTTCAGCCGGCCATCTTTGAAGTCGGATATTACCTTGTCGGCTTCTTCATCGTCTTGTGAACCATAGACAGCCTTACAACCTGGAATCGCTTTGCATAGTTCCAGCCGTTCAGCTTCCAAGTCATGCCATAAAAGGAAATGGTCGTCCTTGTTTTCCGGGCGATTGATTATCTCTACCACACGGGCAATCTTTTCCTGCATGTTATCTCGGCGTTCTTTTGCCGCGTCAGCAAGTCCGAGAGCAGCCTCACGAAATATTTTCACCTGTCCGTCACGATCAGCTCCAGCCGTAGAATTGTCCACATTCACAATCTCTTCATGTACACGGAGTTCAGGCAACTCATAGCCAGTATCCGGATAACCGAGGTCGGAAGGCTTGGTTAGGAACAACGCCCATGTAGATACCCACAACCAAAATTCTTTTTCCTTATGCGGATAAAGTGTCAAGTTATTCGCTTTCGTGCTGTCTCGCTGAAAGAATCGAGTAAGAGCCTGTCCGGTGTCCATCACACCAAGATAACCAGCATAATGTATAAGTTCCTTGTATCTGTTTGGCGAAGGTGTAGCCGTAGCAACAAACCTGTAAGGGACACCCGAGAACAACGGTAGAAACTCCTGATAGGTCTTGGTGCCGAATCCGCGCAACACGCTGGCTTCATCCAATGATGTTGCAGTAAAATAGGACGGATCTATTCTCACTCCATCCTCACCATCACGCACACGTTCGTAGTTTGTTACCATGATGTCGGTAGGACATATCATCACATCTGCCATAGTTCGGACATAGGTTACTTTCATGTGCAAGTGTTGTTCCGCTTGTGTTAGGAACTCGACTACCACACGCTTAGGGCAAACGATCAATCCCTTGCCTCCTTTATGGTTCAAGATTAACCGAAGTATTTCCAGCTGGGTGACTGTCTTTTGCATACCGAAGCTGGAGAATATAGCACGGCATCCACCGGCAACCGCCCAACGAATGGTATCTTTTACATGAGGGTATAATGTCGGGGTAATTTCTTCCGAATTAATATAAAACCCCGTTTGATGACAGATAGCCATCTTATTTCTTAGAAATTCTATATATTCCATGATAATTTTAATTATTTCAATTTTGTATCCACCTCCTCAAACACCACACTCTCACTATCCGGCCTATATTTGGCAAAACAAGCCGTCATATACTTGCAACTATTCGCACCACCCTTGCTACGGAAAACGCATTCGCGACAAATTACCATTTTACCCTTTACGATAGCTCGGAAACGCTTTATTATCAGTGTCCGATCTGCGAAGTTTACAATGGTGCCAATAGGTGCTATTCTTAACTTTTCTACTGTTTTCATTTTCTTAGCTTGATTATTCTGATTCCATAATCTTTTTCAGAAACTCCAAATGATCCGGAAATGGTACGGAGTTCTTGTCTTGCTTCTCGTATCTTTTTTCTCGTTGTCTTTCCTGTTCTTCCCGGTCGTATTTCTCCAGTTGCCTTTTTCTGTATGCTTTGAACTCAATTAGAGCAGACATGATCACCATAGGATCCACAACACCGTAAAAGGTGCCATATTCGCCAGTTTTCAACTTGAAGAAAAAAAGCAACAATTCGGAAGCTTTCAGGTAATAGTATTCCACACGTATCATCACGGAAAGCTCCAAAACCTGTTGGAATGTAGGCTTCTCTTTTACACCGGCAAACTTGTACAAGTCCATCAGTTGAGCAATTATCCAAGTATTCACCTGTTCATCTGGATAGGTTTCTCCGAGCAAAGCCAATGAAGGCGCATTCCCCTTGAACGAACGTTCCACATTTTGAGCACATACAACCTGTAATGAAGGATTGAACTTTTTAGCGAAACTTTCACCGTCCCCGTATCTATTTACTACTAACCGTGTCCTTTCCGAAAGCTTTTGCGGCATATTCGAGGATTTCACGGTCTGTTTGTTCCTCTCGTGATTTTGCCCCGTTTGGAATTGCCGGATAGTTTCTGCTATTCTTGTTGTCATAATTACCTGATATTACTTTCTCAAAATTCGTTGGTTTGATAAGCCAATCGAAAGATGCTGTCCAGCCTTTTTTGTTCTGACCTTTCAAGAAATCGCTTTGATATGCCCTATGAATCATGTCGGCAAACGTCTTTTTGCCATAAGATTTTATACGTGCGTTAATCATCCCTTTACGGCTATCAGAAAGCGGAGTCCTGACCGTACCAAATACACCTTTTGTTTCCTCATTGAAGAATTTGACAAGTTCGGAGTAGTCGATATGTTCGGCGTGGGGCTGCGAAGTCCCACATACAAGAGATTCGTTAGAATCTCCTATATTATTTTCTTTTCTTTTCTTTCCTTTACTTGCTATTGTTTTTTCGACTTTTGCTATAGCATTGCTATCGTTTTCCGTAGCATTTGCTATAAATTCCGTAGCATTTGCTATTTCTGACTCTTTTTTCCCCCATCTCTTAGCGACACCTTTCTTTCCAGCCTCGGATCGTTTCTTCGATTTATCGTCTTTGTATCCCATTCTTTTCTTGAAGCTTTCGGAGTAGAAGTACTTACCATCCTCGGTAAAGACAAATAACCCAAAATCTTCAATCACGGATTTAATTAAGGAAGCATCTTCACGAAGGTCAAAAGCTATCATGTTATAATCTTTGACACTCATGTATTCTGGCTCCTCTCTAAGACGTTCTAAAATCATGAAGAACACTCCATATCCGGATGCCTTATGCCTCATTCGTAAGCGTATCAGCTTGTCTGAGTTCCTAGCGTTGCTGTCGTGGGGGAAATAACTCGTTAGCTCTTTCATAATCAAATCGCATAATCACAGTTTCGTTTGCTGTCGGCAACGAAACGCCTGTTGAAAAAACTACATAGAACCACTTTGGGATTCCCCATTGATACCTTGACCGGCTTCCCTCTCTTACATTTTGAGCAGGTATCCGGACGGATGGCCTGTCGTTCGTTCTTCTTTACCATATCTTTAGAATCTTACGTTTGTCAATTGTCTTCCTCTTGAAAACACAGCCCACTTTCCGTTACCCGTGTCTTTCAAATGCAAATCGGAAACTTCACCGAAACGGTTGATGTTACCGCATAAATCCACAAACCATGCGGCTTCCTTATCTTTATGAGGACGGATGCAACGACCTACAATCTGGTAATACATCGCAAGTGACATGGTAGGTCTGGCCATAACAACTGTGTCAAGTTCTGGGTAATCAAAGCCGGTAGTAAGTACACCAACATTGGCTACTACAGGTATTTCCCCGACCTTGAACATTTCGAGTATTCTTTCACGTTCCTTCTTTGGAGTATCACCGGAAACAATGACACATCCGGGTATGGACATCGTCAATCGTTCCGCTTCTTTCAAAAACCGGGTAAATACCAAAATACCCTTCCTCTTGCCTCCTGCTTTCGGATTCATCAGCCTTTGGACGATATGAACGATGTAACTATAAAAGTCTATCCGTTCATATTCCTTTTGGACTGACTTATCGGTATAGTCGGCTCCGGTAGTGTTTATCTTCAAATTGAGTTCGTTCCATCCGGTAGGATTCATCGGATAGTAGTTCACCTTTGAGAGATAGCCCATATCAAGCAAGGTCGATACCTGTACATGATAAATGACCTCTGAAAACACATGGGGCTTTGTCCGGGTTATGAATTTTAGCATAGAGCCGAAGTCACGGCTGGAACTCAAACGATATGGCGTTGCCGTTAATCCAAGAACCTTACACTTCACAGCATCGAAGAAATCCTTGTACATTCCCTCTATCGGATTCACAAGGTGACACTCGTCCACGATGATATTCTTGAAGTGGGCAAAAAGTTCCGGATGGCTTTTCACGCTACCGATGGTTGCGAATGTTATCCGGCTTATCTCTTTTGAATTGAAGGAGGCGGAATAAATGCTACAATCGAGAATCCCGTAAGAACAAAGTTTCTTGAAGTTCTGTTCAAGAATTTCCTTGCTCGGCTGGAATACCAATGTATGACCGTCAAGTCTTGAAGCGATGTCAGCTATGATAAGGCTCTTTCCGCTTCCTGTAGGCAATACCATGATAGCATTTGTTTTCTTCGCCTTGTTATTGAAGAAAGAAACGGCAGCATCAGAGGCTTTCTGTTGGTAATCTCGTAATACATAACTCATAGCCCTTTCTCCTTTCGTAACTTCTTATTAAGTGCTTTGTAATACTTGATTAATTGTTCGTACTCAAAATCAGTCATTTTAGTAGTACCAGCAGCTTTCACTTTTAGTAAAGCAAATTTCTGTTGTCCGATTTTAGCAATTAGATTCACCCGATAGCCTTCCAAATGGTCGGCTTTGAACCTGTTGCAGTGCCGGCATTCGGCATGGCAATTATTCTCATCAAACCGTGTTGCCAAATGTGTACGACTGAAATAGTGCCCGCAGTCCGCTTGTGTAAACGGCTTTATCTGTCCGCACGAGATACATCTAAAATACCCGTTTGGCATTGCATCACGAAGCCGGATAAAAAGGGAAAACTCTTTGTCGAGCTTAGCTTTCAAATCCGGCTTCTTTTTCACTGTTACCCCCGCTTTATCAAACAGAGGTAAAGGCTTGTCTTTCTTCTTAGCCTTTGTTCGTTTTATGTAGTACGGCATATTATTCTTTTAGTTCAACTCCCAAGCATAATACTTTGTCAGACACACCTACATCATCAAATTCAAGTTCTGAATAACTTGTTTCGTATGGATAAGGATATATCTTACCGTACTTTTTATGCAACTTAATTATGTCTTCATCCGTCAATTTGCGTCTGATACGCATCTCGATTTCGTAGTCATCGGAAAGATTCTCAATAACCTTTCTAAGCTGACCTACTGTCTTAATTTTGTCTATTCTCATAATCTTTCCCAATTAAAAGCCCCGAAGCGTATTCTCCGGGGCACAACCATTATTTACTAACCCTTGCCATTTATGTGTGGCTCACATTTATGTGGAGATGGGGCGATTCGAACACCCAATTAAGGACTTATCCTTTTGCGCTACTTCTAAGGTTAATTACTCCTTATATCTCACGTACCGTACTTTCTACCATGTGCACCTCTCGAAAGTCAAAAGCACTCCACTGCGCACCCCCATTTTCGCCCGCCCCATCTTCACAGACCGGACAGGCAGGTTAACAAAGTTATTCCATATAAGCCATTGAAAACTCTTTCGGAATAAACCGCCCGACCGGGATAGGTTTAGCAGATTCAATGGCTGTATGGATTTCCCTCTTTCTGAACTCATGTCCCTTTTCTTTGGCTTGTTTCTCACATTCTTCCTCTTTGTTTTTGAGATAGTGGGTAATAAGCATCATCGCTCTGTCAACGTTGAAGGTGTTCACGACAAAAGTCTGAACTCTCTCGTCTTCATTCTCCCCATCCGTGAATGTGATTTTCGTCTCAATCTGATAGAATTTCTTTTCATTGGGCTTGGAATCTCCCTCTTCTTCATCTTCTTCCGTTACAGAATCGTTTAAAAGGAATGTATCTTTTAATTCTTCGAGGGTGGCATCATCTACCTTGCGTTCTTTCAAATTATCAGTAAGAATCACACAAGAATCGAACTCCTTGACCATTGTCAAGGTGAATCCGAACATATAGTTTAGTTCGATGTAATCTTTCAAGATACTACAAGAATTTTCCAATCCGGTGGCATACAGCAGGAACTTATGTTTCTTGTCCCCTATTTGTGCCTGTGCAAGATAGGGATATAAGAATTTGTTCTCGTTCTCGAATGCCAAGCGGTTCTGGTTGCTGACTTCCACTTCCTTAATGCCGTCAGCTTCCATACTGAAACGAATTTTCGCCAAAGTGTCTTGGTCTATCAGCGTGCCACGGTCAAAAAGAATTTCATTCCGTTCGATGGTTACTGTTTCACCTGTATCTTCATCAATGAAAGATTCCTCCCATGTTTTGAGGACACGTTTTGCAAGGTACATGTTGAGCATCTTCTTTGGGTCAGATGTCACATACCGGATTTCTGTTTTTCTTGTTTCTATCATAACTAAATAAATTCTTGATTTCTTTGTATTTCCTGCTGGGCGTATATCAGCATTTGATGTTCATTTGCAGCCGGCAGATAGATACCTGCCACTGATGCACTCCAATTACGGAAACGGTCAATACTCAGGGTCATTTCACCTGTTGTCAGTTCGGCAGAACTGCGTAAATAGGTTACTTCATTGCCTTTCTTGTTGACCGTCTTACGTTCAAACAAATCACGGTTGCAAGTCCTCTTATAAAAATCAATTTTTGCTTCATCGAGGCTGCAACCGTATTCACTACCGAAATACCCTAAAAGAAGATGCAAGTAGCTGTTTTGGGCAAGCGTGCGGTTAGGAAGCTTCTTTTTTACTTCCACAACGGCCCGCTCCTTGAACAGTTTATTTACATACTCCTTAAACTTGGGTATTTGGTATTCATTTTTCAAGTCGTATATCATCCATTTCCAAAGATTTTAGTATCGGTTATAAGTGCTCTGTTTTCTTCCAAGAACCGGATAAACTCCTCACAATGATTAGTAAGAATAGGAATATCACGTTCAGGATTGAAAACGTATGTTTCTGTATAGGTATCTACCACATAGCCGCCTTTGTTGAACTCTACAATGTTATACTCAAATGTCCGTACATCAGAACCGTTCTTCATTAAAGCGTATGGATATACTAAATGCTGGTGGTGATCTTTGAACTTTCCCACGGTATAACTACCGGTTGTTTTGATGTCGTGAACACTGGTAGGCATCAGTTCGTCAATCAGACCGTAAACCAATACATTGCCGTATGCAGTCGGAAGGATTGCCTCTACACGTTGCTGCGTCAACGCCCCTTTGTAGTAATTTGCGAACTCACGACAAAGGGATATAGGAAAGACAAATGAACGATTGTTATAAACGGCTTTCAAGGCTATAACCTTTTGCTCGCCATTCCCTATATCAGAATATATCTTTTCTACCTGCACCGTTTCAGATTTCCGGTTCTCAATCATACAGTCAATGACCTCATTAAAAGCCGTACCCTTGTCGGCAACTTCGCTGTCAAACGGTTTACGGTTAATACGGTCTATCAGTTCTTGGAACTGCTTCTGCTGAAACTCTTCTTCTGTACAAGGCGGATTCTCACTCCACCCATAATAACGCTCATATATGACATCGCTATTAAGGTAATTGAAGTAAGAATCCAATAATGTAGCATATATCTTATACTTAGGCTGCATCTGAATAAGTTTTAGTCTCTTTGTTAAAAATCAGTCCTAATTCTTTCGCCTTAGCTGCCAACATCATTGAGGCTTTCATCTTTGAACTTCCCACATGGTTGAAATCATCAATATGGGCGATAAAGTCATTCGCTGAAGCTGCGTCGGCAACTAATTCTAAACAACCTGTTATATCAGATAGCACTTTGTTATATGCTTCTTGTTCAGCCTTTTTTGATTGCAACATAGTAAGATATGGAGCAATAATCCGAGTAGAGATAAAATCATTCTTGGTCGTCGGATTGCCGTTTTTGTCAAGGATGGTAGGTACTTCCATCACTGAAGGCAAGTTACAAGTATTCTTTCCGTCATTCCTTGATGTCGGATCGAAAGTAATAGTACGTCTCTGCACTCCTCTCTCACTCTTCATTTCCAAGTAACCTAACAAATCAAGTTCGGTGACGATGGAGTTGTAGGACTTCTCACGTAAGGCAGGAATAAACACCGTATCATCACCCTCTTTTCTTGTGTCACGATGGGCAACAAAAATGATATGTTTCTTCAGACTTGATAGCGTTCTTGTCATCCAAGAAAATTCAGCATTGATACCGCCCCAATCTCGAATAGATGGCTGCCTGGTTCCACATTTATAAGTGATGATAAAATCCATCATCTTACCAATGGTATCAACCACAATAGTCTGATAAACAGACAAATCTTCTTGCAAAACCAGCTGAACATCATTCCAAGAAGTGACCTGCACAGTGTCAATATTCTCCAAATGAGCCATATTCATACGCTTAACACCATTGTCAAAATCCAACAACAGAGGCTTTGGTGCACTCAAAGCTACTGTGCTCTTACCCATACCTGCTTGACCGTAAATCATCATCTTTACGTTTGTTGGAATATTCAATTCCGTTGATTTTCTGATTAAACTCATGATTGTTATATTTTTAGTTAGTAATTATATTAGAGACTTCAATAAAGGATCTATACCATCCTTCAATTCTTTAAGTTTCTTCAGCGAATAAACTTTAGGACTATTCCTATGTACACCAGCCCTTTTCCAAGTCAATGCTCCCGTAGCGCACTGATGAGCCAACCACCTTCTACCAAATCCAAGTCGTATAGCTTGCGTTTCCGTAATCTCATCAATGACCGGATCCTTGGAGATCGCATATTCGCTGACAGCTTCTTTCGCGGCCGCTTTTATTATTTTCTGTAATTGCCAAACGTCAAGTTCCATATAATAAAGGCATATTACGCCCTCTAATTCTTACACGAACACGGGCGATAAGTTCTACATTGGCATTAGAACGGGTTCGGATTTGTTGCCGTTTCATGTCTAAATGACTATCAACACAAAGAATAATCAAAAGTACACAAGCAACAAATGATCTCATGGCCGGCGAAAAGTCCAGCGTCAACCGGATACCTGATATCCTCTCGGCTAACTTTAATGCCAACTCCCTCCCATTCCGAACACCCAAAATTAAAAATGCTGTCTGAAGCTGGTTATTTATCGTACTTACTGCACGATGCTTCAATACGGCAATCTCCTTTTTTTCATACCCGGCTGCGTACATTTGTGCTGTAATGTCACATTCGGGCGTTAACTCGGTAAATACTTTCATAATCGTGTGTATTTAAAGTTTGAATCAGGAATCTCTAAATACTGTAACTATCCCTTTCGGAACATTAGTTTCCGATCTCCACTTATGTCCATTTTTGTACCCTTGTGCATTAAGCAATGAAACATTGTTGCGCACTGTGCAGACTTTATCGATAGGAAATTCTACTTTCTTCCCTTTCTTTAAGTCTCTCATACGAGGCATAATTTCCACTTTTTTCTCCATAAACTGATTATATTTAATTGAATGTGGACGGAACCGGTAACGATCCGGCATACACACTTCCGGCTGTGTGCAGAGCATTCCATACGCCCGTCCGTTTGCCGGGGTTTTCACCCGGCTGCTTTTGCTAACCTAAACACAAAACGAATTAAACAACTTCAAGAAAAGCCTTAATAGCCAACATTTTCTTTTCAGCTAACACTTTGGCAGCTTCTTCTCGATTTTTCCAATCTTTATAAAGTTCGAGGTCCTTTTTTGTACTTTCGAGGTCTTTATTAAGAGACGACACCAATTCAATCAGTTCCTCTCTTGTCATTTCTTCAATACCTTTTGTTTCCATATACATTATTATTAATAGTTACCAACTTTTTTCTTTATAAATGGCGATCATTAGAATAACCGACATCACGAATGTTAATACGTGAAACGGATTAAAGAACATGCCAACAAAACAGGTAGCCGACATCAGTACTGCGCAGATGAATAAAATTAGCTGCACTCTTGAATAAAAAATTACTCTTTTCATAAGCGTTAGAATTAAATTGTACCCGGCAACCGATTCGATCGGCAGCATCACACATTATGCCGGGCTATATATTAAAGCGACATTCGATAGACCGTTTAACACCGATCCGGGACAAGTCAACCGGACTTCACGGACACGACATAATATCCAATATCGCCAACCTTATTACCTTCATTAATAAGTTAGTTTATAATCCTTTCGTTTCAACCCCATTTCTGTGGGTACTAAGGTGTAAGTAAGAGAAAGAACCATCAGAAGTGACCGGGTGAGATATGCCCTACGCCCACCCGACCGGGCTTTAGTAAGCCGTTATGAAGTTTTCTACTTTGAAGCTTCTGAATCCATTCGCATCTACATCGAAGTAGCGGACAGTTTTGTAGTTTTCTGATCCAGTTCCTTTTATTAGGCTCTGAACATCTTTGAGAGTACCCTTAGCACGGCGAAGCGATCCATCTGCCTTTTCATAAGCGAACGTTACAATACCTCTGTGCATTTGCTTTGTCAACCGGTATAAAGCCCATGCGCGAGAAAGACATACGGCGAATGCTTTACCGGTTGTTCTCATTAGCTCATAAGCCATACAGAATACTTTGTGTCTAAAATTTGAAGTTTTCATAATCGTGTGTATATTAAAGTAGTCCAAAGACTACCGGTTAAAACTTGATACAATGTGGTGAAACTTTGCTTTATCCACCCCTCTAAATGAGGCTTCATTAAGAATGTGATCAGCGACATTATCATTAACCTTGATTGCCTTTAGCGTATTAATATCAATATGATAAGGTTCGTCGGTTGGCTTTGCGAGAGGCACGTAGCCTGTAAACGGAAAATTTCGTCTGCCGATTGGCCAAACTATATAACCATGAGGATATTCATCTACAATCTCGAAAATATCTTTACGATTGTAATTCTCAGTAACTAATATATTCATAATCGTGTGTGTTTATGTGTTAGTATAAATAGTTGTTCATTGCTTCGTAGCCACCAAATATTTCGGCAACAGGATCGTTAGACCAATCCAGTGGGGTGAGATATTCAACCTCTCTTTCGAGAGTTTCTATTTCATCAGAGAGGATTTTCACGATCTCTGACTTGCTGTCTACATTATATACATAGCAGACTTCTTCTTCGCTAATCGTGCTCAACGCTTCTAACTCGCCTCTTTTGTTTTCGAGTTCTGCTAATGCTGTTTCATAAGATCGTGCCATAATCGTGTATTTTAATATGTTCGTACTATTGCTTTACTCAACACGATCGCTTACCTTTGCTTTCGTGATTGATTGATGATGCAAATATACTACCATATTTCAGTAAATAAAATCTTTTACTGTATTTATTCAGTATATAAGCATTATTTAACCTTTCTGTATTCTTGCGTACGTTATATAGAGTGGTTATGAAGAAAGAGAGTTGGGCGTTATTATTAAGTTCTGTAGCTGTACTTATTAGTTTAGTTGCAATATGTGTAGCTTGTCCGCATAAAGCAGAATTGGGATTTGATTACCAAGGAGTGATAGTAGGAGTATTATCATTGTTAGTGACAATTCTAATAGGATGGCAGATATATACATTTATAGATATAAATAAGAAAAGCAAGGAATTAGAAGAAGCTAAGACCGCGGCACTCATAAGCACGGAAAGAAATAACGCTTTAACAACCAATGCTATTTCTGATTTTTATTATTACATTTTACTTAAGTCTGATCCTTTAGGAGTTGAGTATCGATTTTTAGATTACAGAATAAGCTCATTATACCACTTTTCGAATATCGGAGAAATTGAGACTTGTAATACAATAGTTAAGGTGCTTTTGGAGATGATTGTTGTTCCAGAAGATATCAAGGTTTTAGAGAGTGGGAAAAATAGAATACTTATGTTGCTCACAAAAGTAAAAGATACAGATAAAATTATAGGATATGAAGAATTAGTTTCGAGAATTGCACGATTAGGTATTATGCCTAAGCAATCAAAGTAATTTATGTAAGCTTTCAATTATCTCATCTTGGACTTTCTTATACTCTTCGGGAGATAACAGTTTTAATCCCGAATATTGAAGTAGATGGTTCAAATGACATGGAAAAGAAGCGTTAACATTGCGTCTATTCCAAATATCACATTGAATTTGTACATCTGATTTATAGCGTTCAATTGCTAAATTCAGAATAGACTCTTTGGTAGCCTGTTGATACGGAAGTTTATTATTGTCATCCATAGTGATAAAGCAAAGACGACAACCCCAAAGTTGCGGTTTGAGTAAGTCGCCTATATAATCCCTTACGGGAACAGTTAAACAATTTAGTCGGTATCATCCGCAACTTGATACAGACACAAATATACTGACATATATCAGTAAGTACAATAAAAATGACAACAAAAGAAAGATTCGTTGAATATTTAAAGTTTAAAGGAATGGGACAAACCGCCTTTGAAGAATCAGCAGGTCTATCACGTGGAGCCATTGCTAAAAAAACTGGATTTAATGCCGACTCCATAGAAAAAATTGCTATTGCCTGCCCCGATTTAAATATAAATTGGCTCGTAACTGGAATAGGAAAAATGTTGAATACGACTTATGATATTACAGATTCACCTCGGACAGAAAGCGACATTAAAATTCTCGACATACGCGTATGTGCCGGTCAAGGTATCGGCTTTGACGGTGAAGAAAACAAAGTTATAGGATATGTGAATATTCCAGAGTTCACTGGATGTTATGGCATAACTGTGTACGGTGATTCTATGTATGATATGTATATGTCTGGCGATATTATTTTTGTCCGTGAAATAAAGGATAAACGACACATAGATAATGGTCAGCCATATGTAATCATCACTAAAGAAGACAGATTACTTAAAATGATTCATATTGACTATGAACATAGGAAAACGCTCTTATCTTCTTATAACAATGCAACAAATCCTGATGGGAAACGGAAATATCCAGATATGGAAATTGATATAGATAACGATGTGCTTTACTTATATAAGATTGTGGGGAAATTAGCTAGAACACAAATGTAACTTAGGAATAGCTTCATGAAATTTAATCAATACACATGGAGCTTATGCCTATCCAAGAGAGCTTCAGCAGAGCATTTCCGCCGAAAAGTCTTCGAGCGGACGGAATGATAAAACAAAAACAATAAATTAACCATTAAAATTAAGATACTAATGGAATATCAAAGCGAAATTAGAGATAGCGAAATCAATGAACTTCTAGAGAAAGTTGAAAGAAGAAATTATGGAAAGTATCTATTAAAACTCAGATTAAATCCAATTAGAGGTTTTGAAGATCAAGTAATTAAATTTGATTTTCCTGTAACAGCCTTAATCGGGCCAAATGGTGGAGGGAAAACGACTGTACTTGGAGCCGCAGCATGCGCATATATATCAGAAAAGCCAAGTCGTTTTTTCTCAAAAAGCGGCTCATTAGACAACAGCATGCAGAACTGGAAAATATTATATGAATTGATAGATAGAGATATTAACGCCAAAGAATCAATACAACGAACAGCTAAATTTAAAAGCTATAAATGGTATCGCGATAATATGAGCAGGACAGTTTCTATATTTGGAGTATCAAGAACAGTTCCTGCTACAGAAAGAAACGAAATGAGAAAATGCGCATCAACTGTTTTTAAATATGACTCATCTCAAGTTGAGAAATTCAACGATTTAGTAGTTTCTGCAGCATCAAAAGTGTTGGGCAAGAATCTTTCCGGATATTCTCAAATAAAAATTGATGACAATGGGAGAGTAACATTATTACAAGGATTAACAGACAATAATATTTCTTTTTCTGAATTTCATTTTGGAGCAGGAGAGTCAAGTGTTATTAGAATGATTATGAAAATTGAATCGTTAGATGAAAACTCTCTTGTATTAATAGAAGAAATTGAAAATGGACTTCATCCTATTGCGACTCAAAGAATGGTAGAGTATCTTATAGATTTCTCTAAGAGAAAGAAATCACAAGTTATATTTACGACTCATAGCAATGATGCGTTATTACCACTTCCTCCTAAAGCTATTTGGGCAGCAATTAACAATACTTTATTTCAAGGAAAATTGAATGTCAAATCATTAAGAACAATAACCGGGCAAATAGAAGCATCTTTAGCTATTTTTGTAGAAGATGAATTTGCTAAAATGTGGATTGAAACTATAGTGTCTGATGATTCATCAATTATCGAAAACTCACTCGAAATCCATGCAATGGCTGGAGATGGAACTGCAGTAGCTATTAACAAATATCATAACGATGATCCCTCTGTAAAATTCAAATCAATTTGCATTATTGATGGAGATTCAAAACAGCAAGATTCTGAAGCAGACAAGGTTTTTAGATTACCGGGTGAATCCCCAGAAAAATATATTTATGGTAAAGTTGTAGAACTAATAAGCAACCCTAATGAAACAAAAATCGGAGAACTTAGTTTATTATTACAAAAAAGATATGAGGACAGTAACTTCGTTGAAAAAAAAATCAAGGATGTGGGAATAACATGTCGTGATTATCATTTATTGTTTTCACAAATAGGAAAAAGCATAGGCTTTATTTCAGAAACAGTTGTAAAAAGTGCCTTTTTACATTTATGGTCTAGATATTATACAGATGAATCCGGGAAAATATTATCCATCATAAAAAACAATATGACTATATAAGTAGCATGAAGAAAATTTTATTTTTAATGACAATCTTAATCACCTTCTCCTGCGGAGGTGGCAAAACAGAAATAACAGGCGCAGATAAATATATCAACACCATCACAGGATTCACCTGTGAAAAAGCAACTGTTACCGATAATGGCTATTTAGTGATTGCCATTGATGCTGAATCTGCTTCCGGATATGATACGCTTGCTTCACAATTTCTTGAAGAAGCTAAAAAAGAAGGTGTATCTGGACTAAAAGGAGTATTGATCGTCGATATAAAAAACTCGAAGTTTGAACAAGGAGCTGTTGTTGGCAAAAGAATAGGGAAAGCTTATGAATAA